CACCCATTTCTTTTTGAGGTAACATTGAGCCAATAACATCATAGGTGTGATTAGTCATAATCATAGGAACACCTGCTTGTCCTAGTTTCAATGTTAAAACTCTAAATGCTGATTTCACAATCTGACTTCTGGTCATATCTCTTGTTTCTTTACCAGCAGCTGTATCTTCCATTTCTTTTGTAGTAGATAACATACCTAAACTGTCTAATACAAACATCATAGGTTTTCTTTTATCTTCTGGTTGTTCGATATATTTGTCTAAGATTTTAATTGATTGTGTTCTAAATTCTTGTACCGTTGCAACAGGCATTACAACTAAACGGTTACTATCTACACCACGACTTTCAACCATTTCTTTAGATACTGCACTTTCTGATTCAAAATAAATCACACCAGCATCTTTATCTTGGTCTAAAAAATTCTTTACAATACCTAGTGCAAAGAAAGTCTTTCCTGTCGCAGCCTCACCTGCAATTGCCGTAATTCGACTATCAGGTAGACCACCATAAATCGAACCACTTAACAGAGCATTAAATGAATATGAGCCTGTGTCGATAAAATTATCTACATCACCGCCTGTACCATCACTAGCAAGTGTGGCATACTCATTGCCTGTTTCTTTAATTATTTGTTTGAGAAAATCGCTCATATATTTCACGCTCCTTATCTGTATAACTTATAGTATACCATTTTATACCCATACTATAACATATTTGTTTGATATTGTCAAGCTCCTGTGGGCTGAAACTGTGTGTTATATAGTTTCTAGGACCTTTGTAAATGGTAATCATCATCTAAACTTTTCTTAATATCCAATTTTGGTGGCCATACTTCGTTCCACAATCTATAATCTGGATTCTCAGGTATATATCCTTCAGGTGGGTTGTCATAGAAACCTGGTTCTATCTTTGACCATAATATAGATTTTACTTCATCTATTGGTAATTGGCCAAATTCTGTGTAAGTATTACTAGCTATTTTTTCAGCCATATAATAAACTTTTTCTTTATTATATTCAATTTTCCGTTGATAATCCCAATACTCTTTTAATTCGTTATACGATTGTTCTGAAATAGCCATAGTCATATTTATCTAATAATGTCAATCTGAGCGTCTTTAGTCCATATCTCTAAATCGTTTCTGATACGACCTTCTTCTTTTAATTTGTTATATCTTTTAGTTGCCAATTTCTTCCACCATTCAACAATATTATCTACTGTATATCGGTCAAAGTTTTCAGCCTTTACAATCTTATCTGTTTTGCCATTTACAATATCAATAAAGTTTTCAATACCATAGTTTGAAACATAATATCTTTTTTGTTCTGTTAGATTTTTTGCATTATTAATTGTTGCATTGAATTGTTTAAGGTCATCACCGTCAATTGTTCTTTTAACCAAACCAATAATCGCATTTGTTAATTTAAGTTTTCTACTACTAGCAGTTTCAGGTACTAAAGGTCCTGTTTTACTTTCGACATAATTGGCCAAATCTCTAAATGGTTTACCGTGCATCATTGGAATAAAATTACTATCTGTCATTCCTTTGTATCTTAAAAATGGTTTCATACCATCATACATTGATGCACCTTTTGTATTACCATAAAGTGATGTAGTTTCAAACATCACCAAATTCATATCGTATTTTTTATTTAATTTTTCTCTAACAAAGTGTGAACAACACAAGCCAGCCAATAACTTACCGCCAAGGTAATTATAACCAAAGGGCTGACAAGGCACAATAACAAAACCCATAATGGCAGTTTTATTAAAAGTTGTGAGATTAGGGACATTACCAAGGAGGTCATTCCTAGGTTTACAATTAATAACAGGAGAACCAAAACGAATAAAGCCCAAAAACTTATTAGTAATCTTATCTTTGACAGCAAGCTTCAATGCCTTTCCTGGAATACTGACCATATTACTATGACTACTAATCATATTAATACAAGTGTCCCATGTATGATTATCTAATTCAACAACTTCAATATCCATATCTTCTGGTGAAATAGAAAAATCATCAAACATATCTGAATCAAATCCCATACCAGGAAGTGATTGAGGCAATGACTCAATCTGAGCCATCTTCTGGTCACGCATATATTGGTCAATTCTTTCAAACTGGCCAAAATAATCGTTGAATATGTTTGCACAATGTAGTGCTTCTTCTTTACTTAGGGTCTTCGCCATTCCACATCCATAATAAAATAATTGGTATTAATAGTATCATTATACTACATAATACACTAATTGTCAAGCTCATACTTCATTCCCCCAAAAATCCCAGCCTGGTCTTGTTTCTTTTCTTGCAAATAATTCAATATACGGACCATCCAGGAGTTCTTCGATTCGGTTATGAATAAGTGGTTTTTCGGAATGCCTGCGTCTTTCTGACACAATCAACTGAGGCACACTTTTAGATTTTCTTTTCGGTTTGCCTTTAGTTGCCAATAAACACATTTCAGGATTACCTCTTGTCCAATAACCTAAGCCTGTAAAGAAACCAAGTGTATTCTTATTTGTTTTGCACCAAGTAAATCCTACAGTTTTATATTTGAAACCCCAAGCGTCTATAACTTCAAACGCCTGGTCTAACATAGGGTCACATACCCACATTAATAAGACTGAATCGTCCTTAGCAATTCTGCCAACAGGTAAATTACAAATGTCAGCGAGATTAAGCACAGGATAATGTTTTTCAGGACTTCTGTCCTTGCCTTTGTTAGAAAAGGTTTTAAACGACCAAGGTGGGTCAGCATAGATTACTCCGTAGTTATTGGTTGGTAAATTAATCATAGTGTAACTGACTATCCCCTCTACCTATCAATCCTGTTGGCATTACATTAAATGCAATAGAATATCTATCTTTTATTGATTCATTTTTTGCAACTTGATGGTAAGTTTCAGCCGGAAATAATAAAAGTCTGAGATTGTCTGGTTTTACATAAAACTCAACACTATTCATCTCATTATATTCTGATACAATTAAACTATATCTTCTATTATCCATTGAGGTAAATTTAATATCTCCACAATTTTCGTGTGTATCTACATAAAAAACACCACTATAAAAACAATTATTATGATTATGCCAATGAGATGTTTGCCCCGGAGAACTTTTTGCTATCCAAGAAGTAGTCATCTTAAAATTATTGTTATTATATTTCATTATATCCCACATAAAATAATGTACATATTCCATAATTTTATTTTTTAAAAAAGATAATTCTGGTTTATCAAGTATGTATAGATTATCTGAAGTATAAGGTAGGTTGTCTTGGCCTGTACCTGTACCAGCTTCTCTAAATTCTTCTTTTTTAAGTATATCTAATGTTAATAGTCTTTCTTCTTCAGTAATATTCAAAATATTTGAATGTACTACTTTTGAAAATATTTTAAATGTTTTCATATAAAAAATCCTTCTTCTTTTTGTGTTAAACCTCCACAAAACTGGTCACTAGATACAAATTGTAAATCAAAGTTATAAAACTTAGCTAAGTCATTACAATGTTCTAATACATGATTAGATATTTTCTGGTCACCTTTTATAATATACACATTATCGTATTTGTATTTTCTATAATACTTCCATATTTTATGTGGTAGTTTTTCTTCAACGCTACCTACAACATTTTGATTTGTACAATCCGCATAGACTTTTCCAAAATCTGTATCTATAATAAAATCAATTTCAAATGCACCTGCTTTTGCTCTTTGATATGCAATATTATTTTCTATTAGATATTGTTCAACAGTATCTTCTAATTTTTTACCACTTATGTTTACAGGATTATCCAAAGAAACTCTCCAAACTTGCCTGTGGTTCTGCTTTCCAACCAATCGCATCTAAGATAAATCTCATTGGGTCTAAGAAAGTCTTTTCAAACTGTACTTCATAATCAACATATGGTTTTAATTTAAATTCTGTAGGCAATGTACTGATATAACTAATCACATCAAACTTAAATGGATTGGCCTCTTTCAGTTTAATAAATTTAATCTTATCACCATCTTGTATTAAAGGATATTTGTTGTGTAATTTAAACTGTTCGATTTGATGATTGTAAATCAAAGCACCTTTTACATGAATAGGTGTGCCTTTGATGAATATACCACTAGCGCTTCTATACTTTCTTAAATTATTACAACTTCTAGGAAAAGCAATCTGTTCTGGTTCTAATTGTAAAAATTCTTGTTTGAAGTCTGCAATAAATTTATGTAAATCAGATTGTTCTTTAGACATAATAATCTTAATTGCTTCTTTAATCTTACCTCTACAAACTTGTGGTGTTGATGATTTAACAGCTTCGATACCCATAAGTTTAAGTTTAGGTTCTGCAAGCCTAACACCTTCTTCATCAATCACATTTAACATATATCGTTTCTTTGCAACCCAAATACCTTTGTTGGCAATTACTTCTCGTTTCATTACCATGGCATTTTTAAATGCGTTAGAATAATCAGCTAACTCATCAAAACATTTTTCAATATATGGTTCTAGTTTTTGTTCACAAACTTTATTTAAGAAATCTGTAATCTGTTCAGTTGATTTACCTTGACAGGTTTTTTCTACAAGTTTACCAAATCGAACATAGATACTATCAGTATCAGATGCAACAATGTAATCAACTTCACCGTGTGTCTGTAATATATTGTTTAGATATTCATTTACTTTCTTTTCAATAAAACGAATAATAAACTGGCCAGCCGTTGTAATACCACTTGCCTGTCTTACATCATAATATCTAAAGTATTGATTACCAACTGCACCATAAGCTGAGTTCAATGCAATCTTTCTTGCCCATTGAATATTATGACAACGAGCAATCTCTTTCTTTAATTCTGGATTTTTAGTTCTTTCATATTGTTGTTTTGCTTTCAACATACGCTTCTTGTAAATCACTCGTTCATTGTACATCTTCTCCATCATTTCAGGTAAAAAACCTTGACTATCATTTTTAAACTTCGCACCGTTTGGTGTGACACAAGCACCTTCAGTTTTTAAATAGTTTAAAGGTATTTTCATATCAATCATTTTATCAACATTGATACCATGTGATGATGAACCTAAAATCTTTTCCGGTGAAATATTGTATTGAATAATGATATGTGGATATAGAGAGTTAATATCAAATGAAACAATCCAATCATGGCCACCAGGAATAGGGTCTTTTACATAAGCGCCTTCGTATTTTGTTTCTTTACTATGTTCTTCTCTTGGAGGTACACATATATTCTTTTGCATTAAATGGTTTGCAATCAATGTGTCCCACACTCTAACTTGTGAGAATATATCATCATAGTTTACTTTTGATTCATATGCAACGGTCAAACTCAACTCAATCAAGCCAAGTTTATCTTCTAAACCATCAACAATCTCCACATCTTGTATATTGTAATCAACAAACTTTTGGAAATCTTTTTCGTAAAATTCTTTAAATGTATCGTATGGGTTTTCATTCTTGTTTTTACCAAGTTCTAATTCACCGATAAAGTCAAGTTTATAACTCTCTTGTCTTGTTGGAATAAACCATTTGTACAGGTCAAGGTAATCTAACATTGCAATACCATATACATCATATACTGTTTGTGTACGGCCTTGTACATTGATTTCCATACGATTGATTAGATTCCAAGGCGAAATACGATTTGCTACTTTTTCACCTGCAATCAATTTAATTCTGTTTACTAGATATGGTAAATCAAAGAATTTTGTATTCCAACCAGTAATAATATCTGGATGATTTTTAATCCAAAACTTCATAAACTCAAACATGAGTTCTTTTTCATTCTTACATTTTACATAAGTTACATCTGTTCGGTCGGTATGATAATCACCAACACCCCAAGTAATAATAGATTTGTTAGATTGATTTTTTACAGTAAGACAAATAATTTGTTCTTGTGGATTTTCTACATCTGGAAAACCATTTTCACAAGTTGTTTCAATATCAAGCGTAAAGATTTTAATTAAGTCTTTGTCCCATTCAATATCTTCAGGATGTTCCTGACCAATATATTGATAATGGTATCTTTCTAAACCATAGATAGGAGAATTTGCCGTAGCAACTTCTTTACGAAACTTACGAGCAGCCATAATATCTGTAAACTCAATTGGTTTCAGATTTTGACCTTGTAGTGTTTTATAGACAGAATGCTCTTGTGTCAAAGCATACAAAGTAGGACCAAAGTCTATCTTTTCTTTATATTCTTGGCCATCATGTATGCCTCTAACAAGTAGTTTGCCTCTATGTTCAATTACATTCTTATAAAAGTTCATCATTCCTCAAGTGTACTATTAATCCATCATGTTCTGGCTTCAATTCAATTTGACAAGCCAATCTACTTTTGCCATCTTTAAAGTCGTGTTGATATTCCAATAAAGATAATTCTGGTGTATTATAGTCTATTTTACCAACTTTGTCAAGCCATGTATCATCAACAAACACATGACAAGTAGCACACGCACAACAACCACCACAGGTTGCCGGTATTTCTTCAATAGGAACGGAAGAAAAAAACTTAGCCGCTTCCATCAAAGTATTACCCTCAGGCACTTCTACTCTAATCTTAGAGCCGTTTCTGACAAAATAAACTGTGACCATTACAGTTTAGGTAATTTTGATTCAGTTATAAGTTCTTTATTTGGTGTTAAAATTGTACTTGTGTTTGCCTGATAAGATTTTAAAATATCTTCTTTAGGTTTTACATTCGTAACAATTTTATCAGCTGAAATGGTGACAGTTTCATCTGCCGAAAATGGCATATAAGGTGTCATCATTAATTGAACAGGTTGACCTGGTGCTGATTGTGTTGGGATAATTGTAAAAGATTTTGTTAATGTATAATTACCAACTGTATCTTTATCTATTTTACCGATTACATCTTCGCCTGTAATCATTCTTACTATTCTCACTTCTGACATAATTTACTCCTTTATTATAATATAACACAACTTTGACAATTAGTCAAGGCTGTATTTGGTTGTTATCACATATTTTCTTTGGGGATTGACCATAACATTTAATCTATTCATAAATTCACGGTCAAGTAGAATTAAAGTTCTTTCATCTCTATCATCCAAAGTAAATTCTATATCTTTATATAAACCACCGGCAAACTCTACATCTAGTTTGACCACATATCTGGTTTCATCATAATCTCTTAAACCACCTACTGAAATTTCTTCTTTTCGAATAATTTTAGAAGTGATTGTTTTGCCCAAAAGAGACCAAGTAATATTTCCACCATCAATCTTATACTTGTCAGCATGAATGACTGGCATACCAGAATTACCTGTATCAAACTTAGCAATAATTTCTCCGAAAGGTTTGATTGTGACCACTTCTTTATAACCACATTCCGTCGGTACCTTGTATCTATTGTCTTTATTAGCAAAGTGGCTGATAACAATGTTAGATATGTTCTTATTTGTAGCATCTTCAATTCCCTCAGTTCCAGGTGATGAGTTCACCTCTAAAAAATATGGTGGTTCTTTTTCTCTATCTTTACTAGGTATAAAATCAACCGCTGACCATAAACCATTTACTGCTTTAGCAGCTCTTAAACAATCTTCTATTTCTAATTCTGTTAATTTAATTTTTTCAGGTTCAGAACCTTGTGATACATTCGACCTAAAATCACCTTCGATTACAGGCCGTTTCATAGCTGCAATTACTTTGCCACCTAAAACATGGACTCTTACATCATAATCTGTTTTAATATATTGTTGTGCTAACAAATCTGTGTCTTCATCTTGTTTATGAATTAATTGTATAATACTATCTAAAGCTTTAGCACTTTCAACAAACAATACACCAACACCTTTACTACCTCTAAGTGTTTTAATAATAATTGGAAATTTTAAACCAGCGCCTTCAACTTGTTCAACTGATTTTTCGTGGTCATTAATTAAAATTGTTTTTGGTTCTGTTAAACCATAATCTGCAAGTCTTAAAGAAGTTCTATACTTATCAGCACATACTGAAATACATTGTCTGCTGTTTACTACACACACATTTGCTCTTTCTAGTATAGAAACAAAGTCTAACCAACTGTCTTTTCTTGTGATTGAACCACGAACAACGGCCACGGTATTTGTGTCAATTTCAAAACCTTTTTTGTCGTCTTTGTTATGAAATCTACGGACACCATCCTCATATGTTGTGTAACCACCAGTAAGTTTAAAAAGATAATTTGGATATTTTAATTTATCACATTCTTCTCTTAATCGGTCAGCAGTATGAAAGGTCTTAGCTTCTTCAGGTTCATCTGTAATAATCAGTAACCTGAGAAAGTCTTTTTCCTCTTTTGCTTCTGTTAAGAAATCTTTAAACTTAGGAACCTGCATTTACTCACCATCTTTTTCTTCGACTTTCTTACCAATATTGTATTTGGCAGTCAAGTTCCAATCTTTCTTTTCTTTGAAAGGTAATACTTTGATTTGACTTAGCGGTGCCTTATTTTCAGCATCTTCGGATTTTACAATATCAATTAAGTTCCAGTCTTGTAACAATATAGCAATTGTGTTTCTTCTTTGAATATCGTTCTCTACTAAGGTTGCCTTTTTACCGTCTAAAGCAAATAACTCTTTGAAATGTACAATATAGTATTTACCTTGTTTGTGTAAAATATGGCAAGATTGATATAGTGTCTTATCTTTACGACTAGCAACACCAATCCTTGTTAATGTTTCTCTTACTTTTAAAAAGTCGTCTGGTTGTTTGATAGTTACTTCTAGCATACTCTCAGGCGACCATGAAATTTCTTCACTCATTTTTTCGTTCTCCCACCTTTTTCAAGTGTTAATTTAATCTCATTAATCTGTTTATCGTCTAGTATGCTTAGAGCTTCTTTAGCTTTTTCATTACTATATCCATAATACTCTTTTACATACTGTAGGTTTTTCAATTTGGCTTGTGATAACCACTTGCCACCAAATCGCTTTTTCTTACGGATACTATTTATGTAAAAGTGGAATTGTAACTTTTTATCTAAGAAGTGATAGCCATTCATCTCATTAGCCTGAGCAATGGTATCGTAGTGCATTGATAAACACTTGTTAATGATGTAAGGTGGGTATTTCTTCTCCCATGTTAAATCGTCACTATCAAGTAGTGGCGTCTTTTCAAAGTTGATTGCATTGAGATAATCTTTCAATTCGTACATAATAAAACCTAAAATTTGGAGCGGGTGACAGGATTCGCACCTGCGACCTATTCGTTGGCAACGAATTGCTCTACTACTGAGCTACACCCGCTTATTGTCATTTAAATTTGCAACTTGCCATAATTTCTGTTAGACAAGCGACCATATTTATTTCTTGGTCGGCAACAAAGGCCGCCTTGTATTGATATCCAGCAATAATCAAAATTGCTTGTGGTACAGATTTTGGATCCATTGATTCATATAGAACATCATAAATGCCTCTAAACA